GTTGACTCCACTAATTCCTGCCATTGTGATTCTCCTAGGTTTGTTTCGTTGCGAAAATTCTGTATGTCGTGTCGATGACGATCGAGTCTACATTGATCGTAGGCACTCCCCGTGAAAGGCAGATCGATTCCACGGTCGAGTATGAGGCTGACGATGGTGTCATGCTCGCCTTCTGCAGGAGCAGGAACAAAGCGGCCTCGGCTGCCATCGCCGTCACAACGGACGAGTCAGGCTTGAAGTAAAAGGTGAATGCGCAGTCGAGCGTGTGCATCGACTGCGTTGCCGAGGACATAAAGGTCGTGGTGTCCTCGTTGCTAATCGCATAAACAAGCAGCGGCATCGCCGTGCCTTGCGGTCCTTCGAGTTGGAATATCTTGCCGCCGACAAGGTTGGACACTGTGCCTGCAGTTGTGACTGCGGTCAACTTGTTGTAGATCGTGGTCAGGATTACTTGGCTCATTGGACTGCCTTCTGTGCTCGAGTTCGCATTCTCTTGATCGCCTTGTCCATCTGCAGTTCGATGATGTCAACGACTTTGGGCTTGATCACCTTAATACTTGGCGCAATGAACGGTCGGTGGTGCATATAGCGGGTTGCGTATTCAAGCCATCTTGGAATCCGTGCATCCTTGTTCACACCTGCCACAAGTCCTGACATGACAACGGAAACGAAATCTCGACCAGTTCGGTTTTCCACTGTTGCTGTTTGTACGGAGTTGCGCAGAGTTCCAGTGTCGACCGCTGGAGGATTGAATGGTGCGGACCGCCTGCGATACGAGCCCTTGCCTTTTTTGCCGCCTCGATATGCAACGCCTGTGCCCTTCTTGCTCAATGTGATTCGCAGTTCCCTTTGCAGTGCGACCATAGAAATATTCAGGCCTCGCTGTATGCCCTCGATGTTCGCAGCCATGATGTCAGCAGCCGAAAAGTTGTGCGATGCGCTCATGACTCGCCCTCGACCGCTGTCAACGCAAGGATAAAATATGCCATCGAGTCAGGACCGCTGCGCATATCTGGTCGGCGGAATCCCGTGATCTCATACATGATCGATGGATCGCCACCGACAAGCCGCTGTCCAGTTGCCAGACTTGTCCCGTCGAGCGCATTAACATATGCGGTCAGACTTGTCGATGCACGAATCGAACCGTTGAGCATCGCCTCGTTCGGCGTTGCAGGTTGTAGATACACCGTGATGATCGTTGCCGACGCTGTATAGACACGGGTATATGCGCCACCTGCATCAACGCTTTCTGCTCGAGTGTAGATCGTCAGGCTCTGCCCGAACTGATCGATGAGACTGTCAACGCTCATCGGATCTCTTTCCAACTCCCAAGCATGTCCTCCATCATCGCCCTCGAGGAGTCCGCACTCGCCATCGAGTACGAGTAGTCGCCGAGCGACTCGCTCTGCAGCGATGTGTCGGACTTGCGGCTCAAGTACATCGTGCCTGCGATCACAAGGCACGCCTGATGGATGTCATCAGGCACGGTTGTATATCCTGCGGAGTACTCGATCAGCGTTGACTGGAGCGCACTTGGATAGCGTGCGTTGTGCGATGCCATCGTCGGGAATGCGTCCTGACGGATCGTGACGATGCCGAGATACGAGTCGTAGACAAACTCGCTCGAGACATCAACGCCTGTGAGCACGACGGTCGCCATCTTGATGTCTCCACCGGCTCGAGGATGCAGTTGTGCGCATCGCATCGCAGTCGTGACGGTTGCGCTATATCCCGTGATGGCATTGATCGCAGCGGCAAGCGAGGTCGTTGTCGGATAGGTTGAGAAAAGCAGCGTGTCGGTCGTCGTCGTGCCTGCGCTCGTTGTGCGTGTCAGGACTGCACACGGTGCGAGCACGCCGTTTGCAACTGTGCCGAGCGGGTCGGTGTTGATCGAGATCGTCAAGCGCACATCGCTTGCAGTTGTCGATGCGATGGTGAGCGCAGCGGCAAGTCCTGTGTACACGCCGACAACATTGTTGATGGGGTACTGCTTGACTCTGACGGATCGAACATCGTTGCCGCCATACCACTCGGAATAATTGCGCAGTTTGATCTGCCGTCCGATCCACCGCTCGATCTTCGCCGTTGCGTGATCAATGTACTGCTCGAGGAGCGTGTCGTATGTGCTGACCGTGATGCCGAGGTGCGCTTTAAGTTGTGCAAGTGTCGTGAGTGCGTATGTTCCTACTGCCATAATTGATCCTATGCAGGCTTGACAATTTCGGGCGGTTGATCCTGCGGTCCGTTGCGCCAACCTTCACGACTTTTGACATACCACGGCTTGCCTGATCGCAGATAGTTGTGCGTCGACTGGTGCAACGACTGCAACTTCGGACCAGGCCATGTTGCGACTGTCTCGATGTGACCGATGGAAACTTTCGGTGTCACGCCGATCTTCCAGTTCGCCTTCTGCGTTTGTTTCCAAAAGTGGATGTCGTCGTCGACCTTGTCGCCTTCCCAGTCGCCGCTTGCATTTGGCGTTGCAAGAAACCACGGCTTAGGCAACTTGCGCAGCGAGTCCATGCGAATCAGTGTGAGTCCAAAGTGCATTGATGAGACCTCGAACCAGTCCTGCTGCAGGTCTTGCGTGTTGATGCGTCGAGGAATCCAGTTGGTCGAGGCAACGCAAAGCGGAGCGAGTCGCTCACGACCTGACTGCAGCGGAGCGAGCGCATCGAGCCCGTCCCGAGTTGCTATTTCTACCATGGCTGTCACGTCCTTCCAGTCAAATAAACTGTCGTAGTCTATGGTCAACGCCCACTTGATATCAGGATTCTGTGCGTGCATCGAGAGGATGCGCTGCATGCCCTGCCCGTAGAACACGCCTGACGAGTTCGTGATCTCGATGCCGAGCGCACTCGTAATCTTCTGACAGCAGAACATCGTGTCGGTCCATGTCAGGCGAGGCATCGTCATCACGCCTCGGATCTCGGGATACTTTGGCGGCTGCGTCAACTCTCCAACTGCGTGCGGCTTGCGACCTGCGAGGTTGAGCGAAATCGGAAGATCGCTGCAGTCGAGCGGCTCGCTGTTTTTCCACGACATGATCTCCGTGATGCCGACCTGATTGAACAGCGACCGCAACTTTGGATCGTTCCAAAGCGTGTGATGCTGATCGAACGAGTCGCTCTGCCCACCCATGATGTAGCCTTCCCAAGGAAACGGCTTGCCGCTCTGATCCTCTTGATCTCGATCAAGCGCAGCGAGCCTGATGATCTCGTCAAAGTCAGGCACGGCGATGCGCAAGATTCCACCTGGTTGCAATTTGTCAACCCAGTGCTGCACGACCTCGAGCAAGTACGGACGCTCAATGTGCTCAAGCACATGGCTTGCACGGATCTCTTCGATCGATCCATCTGCGAACGGCAAGAACTGCACATCGTTATTTGTGCTCCAGTCCCACGGTGTGTATCCATCGATCCGAGTTGTCCCGCATCCAAGATCAAGTTTCATGCAGAGCAACATACCACGACAAAAGACAACGGCTCGCACCCTTTCGAGTACGAGCCGTTGAGGATTGAAACTTGAGACCGTATCAGGACGGATTGACCAACTGTGTCACATTCGCCTTTGCAGCCGTGATCGGTGCTTGTTCAGCCCGAGCAAGGATTGCAGTTGCGCCGACAAGCGATGTGTTTGTCGCTGGCGTGACTTTGCATCTGAAATATCGCTTCTTCCCACGAAGATCGATATTGAACACGGCAGGCTGTGCAGCAGCCTGACTTGTTCCACCGATGATTGAGGCCACGGTGTAATCAGTTCCCTGCACATAACCAGTAACGGTTGCGTAGGTGCTGTCATCGTCGGACTGCTCAATCGTAAAAGTTGAAATTGCATCTGATGCGTGCGTTGCACGAACGAGAACAATTTGCAACTCTTCGAAACCCTTTGTGTCAATCGAAGAACCAGTTGCGGTTGCACTGGTTGCGAGCGATTGCGTTGCGATTGCAACGACATGTTTGAGACCTTGTAAATTCATAGCCATAGTATTTTCCTTCTTTCTTTTGCGGGCTTATGCGCCTGCCTTGAGTGTGACGATTGAACCTGCGTTTGTTGCA